GATCAGACGCCCACTCTCGCAGTTGATCTTGACAATCAGACAGAGTTATTTCACGAGTGCTTCTATTATATTCTCTAAAATTATAATTAAGCTCCGCGTCTTTTGGTTTTTTCTTATTAAAAAAAGTTAGTGCGGTTGCTTGCGCCTCTGCTAACTTTTTTTCTGCCTCGGCAAACTTACTGATAATTGTATCTGCGCCAATCTTTTTAGATAGCTTTGAAACAGCTTTGTCAGTTGCCTCGGTCTTAAATTGCTTGACCAATAATTCTTGATCTCGGATCATTGGTTCAAACTGCCTATCAACT